ACAAACTGCTACATTTTCTGTTTCAGGCACAGACCCAACAACAGCATCCAATACTGCTGCTATAGAATATCCAACCGCCACAGCAGATTATGGTACCGTTGTTGCCGTTGGTGTTTTTGATGCGCTCACATCTGGCAATTTATTAGCTTACGCTAATTTAACTGCATCAAAAGTCGTATCTTCAGGAGATATATTTAGATTCAACACAGGCGATTTGGATATAACTCTGGCATAACATCATGGCCACTTTAGGCTACGGTAGAGGATTTTATGGCAGATCCAAGTGGGACGAGCTTGCTGGTCAGCTAACATCCACCATCCCCGCAACATCAGATACTACGGCTACAGGCCGTGAATTATTCATTGGTAATTCTACTGTCGTTGTTGTTTCTGACTTTACCGCAGTTGGCACACAAGTAGATCTTGCTCTAGTCACCATTGCTGCTGTATCTGATTTTGATTCACAAGGCTTTATCAAAGCTGGTGGCGCATCGGTTATTAGTGGCGTTAGTGATTTTGCTTCTGATGGTTTTATTACCGCAGCTGGCTTCAGCACCATAGCTGGTGTTAGTGATTTTGACAGCACAGGACGAGCAACTTTCGCAGGTGCTGGGCTATCAAACCAAACAAGTAGTTTTTCATCTCTCGGTGGTTTAAAATGGGAAGATGAAACTGTACCACCAGATGTTTGGTCAGACCAGACAGTTAGCACTACTTGGTCAGCACAAACAGACCCAAGCACAACTTGGAGTCAGATAACAACAACAGATAAAACATGGACAACACAGAACAATCCAAGCACAAGTTGGGATGAAAAAGATAAACAAGAGGTAGCATAAATGGCAGATACAACAACAACCAATCTTAGTTTAACCAAGCCAGAACCAGGGGGTTCTGAAGATACTTGGGGTGATAAGCTCAATACCAACTTAGATACTTTAGATGCGATCTTTGGTGCAGGCGGAACAACTGTATCTATGGGTAATGTTTCTGTCGATCAGTTGGATCTTGGCGACAACGAAAAGATTAGATTTGGTGCTAGTCAAGATTTAGAAATCTACCACGATGGTTCTAATAGTTACATACAAGATAGTGGTACTGGTGATTTAAAAATAAGAGCTTACCAAAACATTACCTTGAGCAATCCTGATGGCACAAATTTGATGGCTAATTTTCAAGCTGCAAATGCAGTTACCCTTTATTACAACAACCAAGCCAAACTAGCCACCACCTCATCAGGTATAGATGTTACTGGTGAAATAGAAGTTGGAGATAGCCATAAAATTGGTGATGATGGTTTTGACAATCTAGCTTTAGTCTCATCAAGTGGTGAAAACTTATTACTAGGCTCTGCCAATGATTTATATTTCAACACCAACGCAACATCTCTATCAAGCACAGGCAATACTAGAATGTATATTTCTGGTACTAATGGCAATGTCGGGATAGGAACTGAATCGCCAACTGAAAAACTACAAGTAAATGGAAAAATTAAAGTAAGTAACGGTGGTAACTTATTCATAGATTCAAGTGCTACTGATGCGATTTTTGCAGCTACTGGTAGTCAATTCATGAGATTTGAAACCAACAGTTCTGAAAGAATGAGGATTACTAACGCTGGCAACGTAGGTATAGGAACTACTTCGCCAAGTGCTAACTTGGAGGTTGCTGGTATTGTTGGTAATTTCCAAACTACTGGTCATCAAATTAAATTAACTAGAAATGGGAACAATGAAATATATGCTGTTGGTGCTTCATCAGTTTTAGCTTTAGGAACTCAGGATTCTGAGGATATGAGAATAGACAGTTCAGGCAACGTCGGGATAGGCACTACTTCGCCTTCATACCCACTAGATGTTAATGGCACAGCACACATACAAGGCGACATAAGAATAACAAGCACCTTCCCAAGAATATATTTAGCAGATAGTAATAACAATTCTGACTTTTCTGTCATTAATGCTAATGGTAACTTTGGTATTTATGATGATACTAATGCAGCATATCGTTTTAGAATAGATAGTGCAGGCAACGTAGGGATAGGAACGAGTTCGCCAAGTTCATTGTTGAACATATCTGCTTCAGCTCCAATTTTTAGAATTAGCAATACAGGCACAACTGGTGATGGTTTAATACATTTTGCAGATAGTAGTAGTAATTTTAGTGGTGTTATTCAATATAGCCATGATTCAAACCACATGCAATTTTATACCAATGCTTCACCAAGATTATTAATAGACAGCTCAGGTCGTGTTTTAATCAACACCACAAGCTCTTTAGATAATAATGCCTTACTACATATCAAAGGTTTTTCATCAGGTCATGCAGGAATTACTATGCAAGACCAAGACAATACTAATGCCAAAACTTTCTTTAAACAGACTGGTGGTGCAACAGAAATACAAACACAAAACAATACAGCACATGGTGTCTTTAAAATAACTGGTTGGAATGGTACAGCAAGTGCTGAGTTCATGCGAGTTGATGGGTCTTCAGGCAAAGTCGGTATCGGAACGAGTTCGCCAAGCAATGCTCTTGATGTTAATGGTACTGTAAATGTTCTTTCCGATACTGATGCTAGCAATACAAATGGTTTGGTTGTGGGAAGTCCATCAACTAATATTTGGAAAAATATTTCTTTAAGAAGATATGTTACAGAAGCACAAGCAGATGCTTTAGGAGATGGTTCTTATATTTATACAACAAACCCATCTGGTGCAACAGAGTTTCCATTCACAGAATATGGTGCAACAGTTATACAATGTCGTGATAGTAGTAATACTGGATTTGCTGTTCGTATTGGTAACGGTGGGGGTCGTTCAACAGCTTTTCAAATAGATGAAAATAAAAAAGTCCAAGTGCCTGCTGGTGATTTTGCAGTTGATACCGACACTCTTTATGTTGATTCAACCAACAATAGAGTCGGCATAGGAACGACTTCGCCTTCACAGAAACTTGATGTTGTGGGTGAGGCTTTAATTCAAGGCAGATTACAAATAGGTGCTTCAACACCAGATTTATTGTTTTCTGTACCTTCTGGCGGTGTAGATAGTCGTATCTTTAATGATGGTTCTGGTAATTTTATTATTGGGCATGGTACGAACTCATCAACACCAACTGAACGTATGCGAATAGACAGCTCAGGCAACGTCGGCATCGGAACGAGTTCGCCTTCATACGATTTAGAAGTAGCAGGAATTATTGCTTTACCTTATAGCGGTTCAAACTCTAATTACATAAGACAAGGCAATGCTTTCGGTTATGGTTACATAAGACCTTTCGATGTTAATGGTAGATTTGCATTTGATACTAATTATACATCAGGTGGTGGTTATACATTTTCTTATAATGGCAGTGAACAGGTCAGAATCAACTCCTCAGGCAACGTAGGTATCGGAACTAATTCGCCAGCAAGAGAGCTTCATATAGAAAATAGCGGTGCTGTATGGTTGCAAATGACAACAACTAATACCAGCACTGGAACAGTAGGTCTTTTATTTGGTGACACAAACGCTACTACGAGAACTAGAATTGTTAATGATGCTTCTGATAATTTACAGTTTTGGACAAGTACAAGTGAGTCAGCAAGAATAGATTTATCAGGCAACTTGTTGGTTGGTAAGACAAGTGCTGACTCTACAACTACAGGAGTTGAACTACATCAAGATGGTTTATTAGCCGCAACGAGAGCTGGTAATGTAGCAATATTTAATCGTACTACCAGTAATGGACAAGTTGTGCAATTCAGAAGAGATAATTCAATTGTCGGTTCGGTAAGTGTTACAACTACAGCAACCACCTATAACACAACATCTGATGCTAGACTAAAAGACGATATTGGTGACTTTGATGGTTTAGGTATTGTTGAACAACTTAATCCAAGAAAGTTTGCATGGAAGTCTGACGGTCAAGAAGATATTGGTTTGTATGCTCAAGAAGTTAAAGAGCTAGTACCAAATGCAGTCTCAGAAACCGAAGATGGTTATTACCAAATGGATTACTCTAAGTTGGTGACACCTTTGATTAAAGCTGTGCAGGAGCTTACAGCCAAAGTCGAGAGCTTAGAAGCACAATTAGCCAATAAATAGACACAGATTAATTTAATTAGTGTATAATTTTTTTATTATGGCTATATCTTATACATGGAACTGTAAACAAGTCGATTATTATCCGTCACATGGTGAACAAAGCAATGTCGTTTACAACGTGCATTGGCGATTGAAGGCAACCGATTCTGAAAACGATAGCGAAGGCAATCCATATTCAGCAGAAGTGTATGGCTCACAGTCTTTAGATGTTTCAGATTTATCTTCATTCACTGCTTACGCTGATTTAACAGAAAGCGTAGTACAAGGTTGGGTTGAAGCAGCTATTGGTTCTGACGAAGTTGCTAATTTAAAAAGCAATTTAGATGCACAAATCGCTGAACTAAAATCACCATCATCTGTTTCAGGCATAATAGGAGACTAATCACCCACTATGAGCTTTGGATTATCAGCTTTTGCTGAATTACCCTTTGCTAGCTCTGACAGAAACAGGTCAATAGAAGAATTAATTAGAGACACAGCAGTTGTGGCTTTGGGCAATCTTAGCACCACAGGTAAGAATGTCTTTTCTGAACGTGTCCATAATGTCGAAGAAATCAAACTACCTGCCTTACTACTCTACAAAAGAGAATTAGAATCAGAACCTATTGTTATGAACTCAGCACGCACTGTTGAGAAGAATCTAATTATCCATGTCGAAGGTTATGTTAAGCAAAATACAGGTTACGAAGATAAAGTCGATGATATCTCACAAGAAGTCGAAGAAGCATTTTATTCCAATAGACTATTAAATGATTTGGTTTTAGATAGCTTTTTAACTAATACTGAAATAGAATATGAATCAGAAGGCGATAATCCACTTGCAAGAGTTGTAATGGACTTCCAAGTTGTTTATCATCATAAAGAAGGAATTTTATAATTATGGCAACATTTAAAGGTTCAGACGGAGTTGTGAAAGTCGGTGCATCTGGCTCAGAAACAGTTCTTGGCGAAATTAGAAACTTCTCAGTAGAGCAAACAGCAGATACTATTGAAGATACAAAAATGGGTGATTCAGCTAGAACATACAAATCTAGTTTGACATCATTTACAGCTTCTATCGATGCATTGTTCGATGATACTGATGCAACGCAAACAGCAATGTCCATTGGTACAGTGACTAACTTTTTATTTCAACCTGAAGGTTCTGATACTGGTGATTATCAGTTATCAGGCGAAGGTATTATTACTGGCATCTCAAGATCACAATCTTTTGATGGTTTAGTCGAAATTAGTTTTTCTGTA